AACACGCGAGACGGCGAAGCGTATGCGCGGCGAATGTCGGTAGCCACGCTGCCCGCCATTTTCGTTGGCTCGCTCGGCAGCGTGTATTCCATGAACGCCTTGCAGGTCGAGCGCGCGGCGATTATCAGTCCTTCCTCGATGGTCTTGCGCTTCTCTTTGAGCCATCGCGCCATGTAATAAAGCGCGCCGTGGTCGCTGACTGATATTCGCAGCGAGAGCATCAGCGGTGCGCGGTGTGCTCGGCGATAAGCGTGATGCTGATTTCGTCCCGCGTGATCTGCCGCACCGTGTAGCTGCGGTCGCGGGCGGTCACGCGCTCGCCAAGGCCGAGGTCTGGCCGGAAAGTCTGCGTTTTGATCGTGATGGAAATGGGTTCGCTTGGAATCGAGCCGCCCGCTGCGAACATTTCAGACGCCACCACGTCGTCAATCACGGCCCGGTAGGTATCGCCGCGCAGGGTGATGCTCTCGCCGAGTAGCGAGGTCTGCATTGCCGTCTTGAGGCCTGCCGCTGAGAGCGTCGAAAAGGTCACACTTTCCGCCGCGTGTCAAACTACGGCGGCGGTGCCTCGGTCGTCTCGCTGCTGTGCCGATAGTAGTGCAGCACCTTCGGAATGTGGACTTCACGCAGGCCGGGAAGCGCGCAGAGTGGGGCGGCGAACTGCCAATCCTCCCCATAATTGCTCGCCGGGAATCGTGACTGAATCGCCAGCGCTCTACGCCACGCGCAGACGTGCCATGCGTTGCGCTTGATCGTGCTCACTCCGTTCGGCGCTTCATTCGGATTGCCGAGCTTGAATTGCACCTCGAACTGCACCGAGTTGACTGTGCAATGCTGATTGAAGGTGATCACGTCCGGCCCTTCCTGCGCCGCCTTCACAAGCTCGGCAACGTAGTCTGGCGCAATCCAGTCGTCATCGTCCACGAACGCGACGTATGCGCCCCGTGCCGCGCGCAGGAGGGCATCCCGCTTCTCTCCCACCGTGCGGCGCTTGTTGTCGAGCAGGGTCAAGTGCTCGACCGCAAGCCCGCCGATTTGCCGCGCGAGTTCGTCGCACAGCTTGCCGAGTTGAGCCATGCGCGAAGGGACGGCTGGCGTGAGGATGGAGAGAATCACAGCGGCTTAATCCAGCAAGGGTGCATGACTGCCGCGCCGGGTAGCAGTTCCTCTACCGCCTTCATCACTGGCGGATGCTGCGCGTCGTGGCCGGCGAAGATACCACCCGGCTTCACCTTGCTTTTCCATGCGAGGATGTCGCGCTTCACGCCTTCGTATTCGTGCGCGGCGTCGATGTAGCAGAACGCGAGCGAACCGTCCGCGACTTGTGCGGCGCTTTCCGCGCTGTCGCCTTCGATGATTTGAATCATATCCGCAACTCCGCACCGTTCGATGTTCGCCTCAAACACGGCGCGGAGACTGCCGCCATGCGCCTTCACGATCTCGACGTGCTCCGGTTGGTCTTGCTCGCCTTTGAACGTGTCCACCGCGATGAGCTTCACCTTCTTGCCCATGCGCTTGAGGGTCTGCGCCATGAAGATAATTGAGCGCCCCATCCAAACGCCGACTTCCGCAATCGTGTCGCCGTCTTGCAGCCGCTTCGCCATTGCGCCATAGAAGCCGTAGTAATTGAACCAGCCCGGCACGGTTGACCAGTCGTTGCCGAGCATGAGTTCGTCGAAGATGGCTTTGCCTTCCTCGTATCGTGCCGGTGCGTTCTGCGCGGAATACGTCGCGTCCATGTTGTCAGCGCCGAACGCCGGGTGATGATGCTTGAACACAAGGTCGCGCGCCTCGATGACTGCGCCGCGTTCGTAGGCTTGATGCGTGAACCAGTTGTCGGAATAGACTCCGGTGAACCACGGATGGAAAAGAAACGCATCCATGCCAGTGATGAACTTCCGCGTGCAAATGGCCATACACAGAAGCGAGTCAGTGCGGTGCCCGTCGCTCACTGCAAGCACGCGCGGTTCCGTCCAGTCGCCGATGCGCTCCATGATAAGGTCATCCCACTTGTGCGGAGGCGTCCAATCGTCCGACATTTGGACGATGACGGGTGCCTGAGTTACACCAGCACCACGGTTCCACGCTGCCACGCATCCGCCGCCCGCTGGCATCTCGGAATGGTGAAAGCGGCGAAGGCAATGACTAGCGGTGTCGTCGGTGTCGAAGACGAAGATGTGCTCGATGCTTTCGGGATGCGCCGCCGTGTCGAGCCATACCTTGCGCGCGAGCGCCGCCTGCTTCGGCCTGCCGCGCGTCGCGTGGATGAGCGAGATGCGAGCACCGCCTTCCGTCTTGAATCGGTTCTGCCGAACGATTTCCGCCTGCGGATACATGCGATTCGCGCGAAGTGCCTGCGCGTAAATGTCGTCACCGAGCCATTCGTAAAGCGCGGCCCGTTCGTTCCACTCCTTCACGTCTGGCCTGTCGGTCGCCATCATCTGCCGCGCGAACGCGAGGGCGATGTCTGACTCGCAGTTGTTCATCGCGTTATTGCACAGCATCAGCAACGGCTCGCGCCTGCGCGGGTCTGCTGCGTATGCTTGGTGATAGAGTGCTTCCTTCTGGCGCGGGTCTTCGCTGACTTGCGCGAGGTTCATGAAAAGCTCCATGCGCTCCGGTCTTCCAAGGTCTTCGCAAGCGAGCACCTTCTTCGCCACCTCCACGCTGCCCTCGATGTCGCCGATGACGAGAAGCTCGATGTGCAAATGGTAAAGCAGCCCGGTCGTCATTTCCGCGTCTGGGATGCTGCGGAGGATGCGGAGGTTGCGGTCGTTGCTGCCGGTCTTTTCGTGGTGCGGCAAATGCTGAATCACCACGCGCTCATCCTCGATGGCCTGCACGGGTTGAATCGCAAACTCGAAATGCTCATGCACCGGGCAAACCCATTTGCCTGAGCCGCGCAGCATCATGCGCTCACGCGGGACTGCCAGCCCTTTGCCATGGATCGCGTAGGGGAGCATGAAGCAGGTGTATGCACCGCGCTCGGCGTGTTCGCGGATGAGTTCCGCTCCGCTCAAAAGAATGTCGTCCGTGTCGCACCAGAAACAATAGGTGCCAGTCGCGAGGTCGTATGCCGCCTGCCGCGCCGCTGCGAAGTTGTCAACGTGCGGCCAGTCTTCGTGCCCGGCTGCGTTGCGATACTCGCCGACGATTGCGCCGAACTTGTCGCGGGCGATGTCGAGCGTCCTGTCCGGCGTCGCGCTTCCGATGGCGCGAACAACCACGATTTCATCCGCGATTGGCGCGAATGATTCGAGGCAGCGGGTGATGTATTCCTCGACGTTGCCGACGATAATACAGAGGGAAATCAGAGGAGTCCGCGCGCCCGCGCCACCCGGTTCCGGCCCATCCCTGAGTGGTTCCGATGAAGACACGGGCGGCGGAGAATCTGCGGGATGGGCATTCATAAGCCTGCCTTTTACGGTTCCATCGTCGCCGCGTCAAGACACAAAAGCGCCGAACTCGTTGCTGAGTTCGGCGCTCCTGTATGAACTATCCCTAAAGGCTAGTCATCACGCTTGATGATTCGCGCGCCGTTGGTGATGCCGGTGGAGTAGCCGTAGTTGCACTCCAGCGCCATGTAGCGCGTGCCGGTGGCGGGGTCGTAGAAGTCGCGGAGTCCGACCGTCGCGCCCGTGTTGGGGTCGCTGTAGGCTTGCGCGTTGTCGTATTCCTCGGGACGCTGCGGTGCGAGGTAACGCATCGCGATTGCGATTGCGGAACCGTGGCCAATGAAGGCGTTCACCGATGCGGCGGAAACGAAGGAGCTATTCATCTCGAAGAAATCGAACCCGAGCGCACGCATGATTTTGCCTTCCGTGAGCACGTTCTGATCAGCGAACATCTGAGCCTGTACGAAGTTCGTGACGCCTAGCAGCGCATCCATGCCCACCGCGTCAAGCAGCGCAAAGCGCGGCGACTTCGGAGCGTTGGCCTGATTGAGCGCGAGACGAGCGGCGCGGAGATGCGGGACGTTCAGTGCAGCCGCGAGGCTGGTCGTGACGGAAGTGAAGTTGGCGGTTGTCACCAAGGTCAAAATATCTTCCATGACTGCCTGCGCGAGCGCCGCACCCTGCTGGAAGCCGAAGCTCTCCAAGCTGGAGTCGCTGTTGTTGATGGCGTCCAAGTCGGTCTGGCCGATGGGCACGATCTTGTGGCGGTTGATAGTGACGGTCACGACGCTCTTAGCGAAGGTCGTGATGGCGTAGGTTCCGCCGAACGTAGTGGCAACGAGGCCACCGATGAGCGGGACGAGAACGACGTTGCCCTGCGTGCGTCCGACTGCATCGGGCGAGTAGGACCGCGAGAAGACATTGAGCGGCAGAAGCTCTTTGACGAAGCCCTCCAGCGCGGCATTCGCGAGGCGGGCGATATTGAGATTGGTGTAGGCCATTTGGGTTTTTGGGTGTGGTTGTTACTTGGAGAAC